AAAAAACTTGACTTACGATCGTGAAACGATTCATGCTTTAGTCAAGTCATATTCCACCCCCACATTGTATGGGGGGGATGAGCCTATTTGCACACCGTTGGTAGAAGATTTTTACCAAACGATTGCTGCGATTCAGGACGTCCCCTGCCTGCCCTACGTCATTGATGACCTTGCACTTCGGTTTATGTGTGTTACCGATGATTGCTAGTGTTATTAAAGGCGTGGGGCTTGATAATTGACTTTCTGGGTTTCTTATTTTTAACACCAGTCTAACAAACAATGTCGCATACCGGATTGAAGTCTCTCGATGAGGTTGCGCAGACCATTTGTCTGCCCAACGAGCGAGCGCCTGTTCGTTTACCGACGTACCCCTCAATTGACAAAACTGCCCTCTTTCGTTACCGATACCAAAACACGCAGAGTCTCAAAGATGCAGCCGACTCGTCCAATCAAAACGTGATCGGACGGAAACGCTTCCTCGTAACACGAGACCCTGCCGCTCCACTTTTACTTGACACTGTTCATACTCTGCAACGTGTAGTCAGCGGCAACACAGGAGTATACACTGGCTCGGTTTTGGCAAGAGCTGAGGCAGTGGATATTAATGCTGGAACTGCTGTATACGACACAACGGCTACAGTGCCTTTCTCCAAGATGTACCCTTGGGAGTATTATAATCGCCTCCCCAGCGGCGATTACGACTCAAAACAATGGTTCGTTGTCCCTAAGGCTCTTGACGCTTATGGAAAAGCGTCCGGATTTCTTGGGGAGTTGGGAATGTCACTTTTTCGAAATGACCCTTTTGTAGCGCATACTCTTCCCGTTGTGACTTCTCGAATTGGTGAGCCAGTGGTTGACATTCCCGGTGGATCATTGATATTGGATTACACCATGACAATTGAAACTATTGATTCCTCAGGGGTTACCAGAACTGCGGTTTTGGACATGGATTACACCAAGGCCAATGGGAAACCAGGAGTTAACAATGGTTTTTATTCAATTGACCCGAACACGGCTTTGATTAGGATTAAAGCCCTGACTTACACCGGTCCGGTCAAACATAAGGGGGCCAATGGTGTTCTAACTGACCTTGCAACCATAAGTGTATTTCCAACAATATTGTTGGCCGAGAAAGGACCTATCCCATCTAGTGGTCCGACGTGGTACAAATCCTTCCGTTGTCTTTCTTATCCACCCAAATCGGTTAATCCAGAGTATTACAACTCTGTAGCACCGTTTCAATCCACTCGGTTGAACGCAAGCGCCTTGTTACTGACCAACGTAACAAAGGTTCTTAATAAGGAAGGCACTGTGGAAGCATCCAGAGTTATTTTCAGTCCAGACTCAGGCCGCACTTTCATGGATGCGGATGTACCCACTGTGTCCACCTCGAACCCAGAGACTCGTTATTTTGGGGCGCTTGAGAAGGGCGCGTACACTTTTACGGCTCCTGATCAAGAGAGTCTCGCATTCACCACTCCATACGAGTCTGTT